CTTATGAATTACACGAACTTACACTGGATCACGTTCGCCCTAAGTGTCTTGGTGGCGAAGACCTTACATCAAATCTTGTTCCCAGCTGCAGAAAGTGTAATCAGGACAAAGGTAGTAACAATTGGCTACAATGGATGAGGGAAACCTTTGGCCATACTACTAGAGAGAATCTAATCTTATCCCACATTAATTAATTATGGCGACTAACGAAAAAGATAAAAACAAGCCACAGTCTTTGGCTAGTATGGCTGGAGAACTTCGAGAGCTTCGTAAGAAAGTAGAGGCGCGTAACTCTGGTTCTGATGATGCTAGTAAGAAACAAAAGGAACGCATGGATGCGATTAAGAAACGCATTAATGAAGACGTTCGTAATGAGCCTAATGCAGGTGGTCGTCGTATGCCATCTAGCCCTCAACAAGCACAGGAGTCTAAATCTAGCGTTAAGCGAGCTAGCAAGAGCCCTGCAGCTACTACTAAGGTAGAGCAGGCTAATTTTAAGGATGACTCTGGCATTGACTATAATCAGAAACCTAGTACTAAAGAACCGTCTAGTGCAAACAAGGTGCGAGGTGGTATTAGTAAGAATCGGTTTAATAAGTATGTTGGTGAAGGCCGTCAGCATAGTTATGAGAACTATATGACAGAGGACGAGAAACGGAAAAAGGGTGAGTCGAACGTTGTTGGGAGCTAAGTAATGGCTCCTCGTCCAATGCCTGTACGTAGTCAGCAGACTCGTGAAATTAAAAAAGTACTGAGTGAAGGCGTTTACACAACGACTGATCCACAAGGTCAGATCAATGTTATGCGTCAGTACCAGGCAGCTAACCTTATTCCTCCTCAATTTGAGACACCTAATCAGGTTTCAGATGCTGTATCATCTTTGATGGAGTCTGGCCTCTCTAAAGTAGAAGCACTTAGTCAATTAGAGATATCACTACCTCGTTCATTCTTTGATAACAAAGGTAAGTTAATTGGTAGAAAGTTTAGAGATGCTCAAAGTCCAGCACTGATTGAAGCATGGAACAAAGCTACAGGTGGTCTAGCTGCTGAAGATCTTGGCAAACTAGAAGGATCTGAATGGAGTAATCAGCAAAAGGTTCTGCAAGAAGTAGGGCGTAGGCTTGGAATGAAACTTGACCTTGGTCACTTTGAAACTTCCGCTTCTGGTGCTCCTGGTAATATAGCAGCTGCAGGCGCTGAATACGCTCAAGCTAATCAAGCAGCTGGCCGTAGTTTAGAGAATCCATTTAGACCTCAGACACAAGCTGAGGTTATGGATATTGGCATGGCTACCAATAAAGTGCAAGGGTTATCTGAAGCTGCTTTGTTGGCTCAAGATGTTCCTACTAGAGGTGGTCTTACTGGCAGTCCATTGAATCCTTATGTATCAGCACTTCTTGGTACTAATTTAAATGGTCAAAGTTCTAGACTTTTACCTGACACTAATCTAGAAACATTTAACTATACCTTTGATCAGCTTGTTAAACAAGGTGCTAATCCAGTAGCCATGTATGATTACATACGTGAACGAGCTGGTGAAGGTATTGACATTAATGAAATGTCAAGAGCTGGTCTAGAACAGTATGACATATCAAGGTTTGCACCAAAGGTAGAACAGTCTACAGCTGGTCCATTAAAGATTGCGCAACCACCTACACCTAAAGGTCCTGCAGTTACAACTCAAGGTGTTCCTAAAGGGTTGCAGGTTGTACTGACACCTAGTCAATCACGAGGGCAAATGGCAGCAGCTATTGCTAATCGAGAACCTGTTAAACCTCCTAAACCTGTTGTTGTTGCAGCACCTGTTAAACCGAAGCTTAAACCTAAACCTAAACCAACAGCTAAACCAACAGCTAGGTTATCTATTCGTGGCCCTGCTGTCCCCAAACCAGCTAAGAAATCTGCAGCTTCATCGTTGCAAAAAATTACTGAAGCAGCACTAACTGATGTCATTAGAATTGTACCTGGACAAGGGTTGCCAGGATTTGAAGGAGTGTAACTATGCCTAAACAAAAAGAAAAGTCTCTACAGGATAATCTACTAAAGCTACTAAAAGATCTAAAGATTGGCTATATCACTGGCCAGAACCCTTCTGCTCGTGCTATGACTGGTTGGGGATTCCTGCCTGCTAAAAATGCAGCTCTTAACTTCGGTAGGCTTATTAGGAATGTTCCAGTTGATCCAGAGATGAAGATTGGTAGTAATGACCCTGCTAATGTAGCACGTAAAACAACTGCCTCTATTGGTCGTCTTGAACGAATCACTAACACCTACGGTAAGCCACGCGTAAAGCTTGCTGACTGATAATCCCTCATGAGAGGCCCCTAGAAGCCCCTAGAAGGCCTCTCTACCACCACTTAGGTACAATCTACCACATGGACACTTTAACAGCCCTTAGAAGCGATTTTAAGCTCTTTCTTCAAGCACTATGGCAACAGTTAGACCTGCCTTCACCTACACGTGCTCAATACGCCATCGCTGATTACCTACAACACGGTCCTAAACGTCTACAGATTCAAGCCTTCCGAGGAGTCGGTAAGAGCTGGATTACTGGAGCCTTTGTGTTGTGGACACTCTTTAACGATGCTGAGAAGAAGATTATGATTATCTCTGCTTCTAAAGAGCGGGCTGATAACATGTCTATCTTCCTACAAAAGCTTATTATTGAGACACCTTGGCTGGTACACTTAAGGCCAAAGAGTGATGATAGTCGATGGTCTCGTATTAGCTTTGATGTTAACTGTTCTCCTCACCAAGCACCATCCGTAAAGAGTGTAGGTATTACAGGACAGCTAACTGGTTCTCGTGCTGACCTCATGATTCTGGATGACATTGAAGTTCCTGGTAACTCAATGACAGAGATGATGAGAGAGAAACTTCTACAACTTTGTACAGAAGCTGAGTCTATCTTAACACCTAAGAAAGACTCACGTATTATGTACCTAGGGACACCACAGACTACCTTTACTATCTATCGTAAGTTAGCTGAACGTAACTACCGTCCTTTTGTCTGGCCATCACGTTACCCACGTAAAGATAAACTATCTCAATACGAAGGTCTTCTAGCTCCACAAATTGTAGAAGACATAGAGATGGGTATCGAAGAGTGGGAACCTACTGACCCTGATCGCTTCTCTAGTGAAGATCTAGTAGAACGTGAAGCTGCTATGGGTCGTAGTAACTTCATGTTACAATTCCAACTAGACACAACTCTAAGTGATGCAGAAAAGTTCCCACTTAAGTTCTCAGATCTTGTCATTACCTCGGTTAACCCGACTCAAGCGCCAGATGCTGTTGTGTGGTGCAGTGATCCTCGTAATGTTCTCAAGGATTTGCCTACGGTTGGCCTACCAGGTGATTACTTCTACTCCCCGATGCAACTCCAAGGCGAGTGGGGTCCATACTCAGAAACAATCTGCTCAGTAGACCCATCAGGTAGAGGTACAGATGAAACAGCAGCAACATACATAAGTCAAAAGAATGGGTTCCTCTACGTCCACGAAGTACGAGCATATCGCGATGGTTATAGCGACAATACACTTCTTGATATCCTTCGTGGGTGTAAGCGTTATAATGTTACAAAACTCCTCATTGAAACTAACTTCGGTGATGGTATCGTCGCAGAACTCTTCAAGAAACACCTGCAACAAACTAAACAAGCAATAGACGTAGAAGAAGTACGTGCTAATGTACGTAAAGAAGATCGTATTATCGATGCCCTTGAGCCAATCCTTAATCAGCATAAGCTTATTATTGATCGGTCTGTGGTGGAATGGGACTATAGCTCGAATAAAGACGCACCACCAGAAGACAGACTCCTCTATATGCTATTCTATCAGATGTCAAGGATGTGCCGGGAGAAAGGTGCAGTAAAACATGATGATAGACTAGATAGCTTAGCACAAGGTGTTAAATACTTCACCGATGCTATGGGCATCTCTGCTTATGAAGCAGTGAAGATGCGTAAACAAGAGGAGTGGCAAGACGTACTAGACACATTTATAGATGACCCTCAAGCTGCTACAAATCACCTAGTTCTAGGGTTTAATTTAGACCAACGAAGACAAGCTAGAGGGGTCTCTAAAGGACCTGTTCCAACATGGGTGTAGTGTGCGTTAGCACGCACTAGTGTGCCAGTTAGAAATTGGCTAATCGCTGAGATCCATTCTCCTGCAATCGATTTCGAGAAACCACCCGTATAGGGGGAGTTGGAGGGTGGACCAGCTTCCCTAAAGGGAGGAAGACATGTCTCTAACAAGACACATCTTCCTCTTTATTAATGTCCCTGGGAATGGACATTCTGTAAGTACCACCTAATCCCCAACAGACACAAACTCCACTAACTTAACTATTACTAAGTTAATACTAAGAGTACCGTGAGAGGAGCGAAGCTCTCACTACCGTCACTACTGTTATTAACTCTCCACTTACCTCCACCTGTTAATGACCCACCAAGTATCTCTTGTACACATTACCCCTAATGCTGAAGAGCTTATAGCTTATATGGCTAGGGTATCTAATCCCTCTAATCAAACCAACACTCAGACAAGTGCTAGGTTGATTAAGTACCTTATTGATCATCAACATTGGTCACCTTTTGAAATGGTGAACATGTGTGTAGAGATTAACACTACCCGTAGTATAGCAGCACAGATTCTTCGTCATAGATCCTTTTCCTTTCAGGAGTTCTCCCAAAGATACGCAGAGGTAACGGATAAAGCAGAAGTACCAGAGTTTCGTAGACAAGATACAAAGAACAGACAAAATAGCATTAAAGATCTTAGCCCTAGTACATTAAAAGAAGCAGAACTCATCACAGCATCAACTCTTCTCAATAGTCAACGTGCTTATGAACAACTACTTCAACTAGGTATCGCTAAAGAATGTGCAAGAGAAGTTCTTCCCCTAGCTACTCCAACTAGACTGTACATGAACGGTACTATTCGGTCTTGGTTGCATTACTGTCAACTACGCTGTGCTAATGGTACACAAGAAGAACATAGGATCATCGCTAGAGGTGCCTATAAGCTCCTACAAGAGCACTTGCCTAGTGTCTGTGCAGTCTTAGACGTTTAACTGCTTAAAGGGGCCTTACAGGGCGTTCTGGAGGGTCCCTTAATTTTTGACATAAATTTAACAAGCCTTATATCGCCAGATGGCCTCGTATTTCCCCCCCAGTACCCCCCTCTTGCGATCAAGGACTCACACGGTATAGTACTACTTAGTACTGTGTATAACGCTATATGTAGTGGTGTGTTGATATGGTGACACTAGGGTATATATCAATTTATCTGTACAACGACCCTGTTAACGCAGGTCACTGCAGCTATAACGCTATTAGACACGCCTAGAAGCGGTTATAAGGCGCCTCTAACTGTTGTTAGGTATGGTGACAGCCAAGGGTATGTAGAGGGCTATTGTAAGGGCTTCTACGGTTAGTATACCCATAAGTAACGCTGATAGGGTCAGATAGGCGTTTGGTATCAGGGCGAACTACGGGGAGTCTGGGTACCTGGTATATTAGGTACATCGGTGGGGGACAGACCTGCTGTGTTACCTTGACAAG